ATTACAGTGTCCACGATCCACGGATCTAAAGGTGGAGAGGCCGATAACGTGATCTTGTTTACCGATCTATCGCCCGCGGCCGACGAATCAATGAGACTTGATCCCGATGACATGCACCGCACCTTTTACGTCGCCGTTACAAGAACCAAACAGAATTTATTTATTGTTGAACCAGAAGACATCTCAAGGAGTTATGATTTATGAAACGTGAAGAAATACTAAAAGAAGCAGAGGGCTTGGTAAACGGCCCACGGGCCAAGGACTACGGAGATGCGACCACGAACCATATGCGTATTGCACGGCTATGGTCGGTTATACTGGATAAAGAAGTAAGCGTAGATCAAGTTTATCTGTGTTTGGTGCAGTTAAAGGTGTCACGTCTGATCGAAACCCCGTATCATACCGATAGCTGGGTAGACATTTGCGGCTATGCGGCATTGGCGGGAGAAGAATAAATGGCATTACAGATGGCGATGTTCCTGCCAAAAAGCGAGTGGGTGCCGCCAGCAGAACTACCAGACATTTTTGATGCTAAAAAAATAGCCATAGATGTCGAAACACGCGACCCGAACCTCAAAACAAACGGGCCCGGATGGGCAACAGGTGACGGGGAAGTAATTGGATACGCGATTGCTGTTGAGGATTGGGCAGGCTACCTACCAATACGCCACCAGCAAGGCGGTAATTTAGACGAGCGCATTGTTAACAAATGGCTCAAGAAGGTGTTTGAATGCCCTGCCGATAAGATTATGCACAATGCACAGTACGATGCTGGTTGGATCCGACGCATGGGATTTACAATCAATGGACGGATTATAGACACAATGCTTGTCGCTTCGCTACTGGATGAAAACAGATTTAGTTACAGCCTAAACGCACTTGCCTTTGAGCATCTTAATAAAACCAAAAGCGAAAAGGGATTAGTGGAAGCCGCGCGATCTTTTGGTGTAGATCCAAAAGCAGAGATGTACAAAATGCCTGCCATGTATGTCGGCCCCTACGCCCAAGCCGATGCGGAACTAACGCTAGAATTATGGAACTATTTCTCTGTGCAAGTAGGTAAAGAAGACCTCTGGTCCATAGTTAACATGGAACTCGACCTCCTACCTGTCCTTGTCGATATGACATGGAAAGGCGTTCGCATTGATCAAGACAAAGTAGAACGCACCCGCGATGCGCTCCTCAAGAGAGAAAAAACGCTTCACGGAGAAATAAAACGCTTGGTTGGAAACGATGTAGAGATCTGGGCGGCGACCTCTTTGTCAAAAGCATTTGATAAAGTCGGCATTACCTATCCAAAAACAGCGGCGGGCGCTCCTTCTTTCACAAAAAGCTTTCTAACTGACCACCCACACGCTTTGCCAAAGCTAATTGTTAACGCCAGAACCATTAACAAAACGTCCGGTACGTTCATTAGTACCATAATGAAGCACTGCCGCTCCGATGGCCGGATACATTCGCACATCAATCAGGTGCGCAGTGACGATGGCGGCACAGTTTCTGGCCGGATCTCCATGAACAACCCCAACTTACAACAGCTCCCAGCGCGGGATCCTGAAATGGGGCCAATGATCCGTTCTTTATTCCTACCGGAAGAGGGAGAGCAGTGGGCCGCAATAGATTTCTCGCAACAGGAACCACGGATCTTGGTTCACTATGCGCATGTCTTTGGCAAGAGCAGACCTATTCCGTTAGCTGGTGTGCAAGAGTTTGTTGACGGCTACCGAAACGATCCAAACACAGACTTTCATACGATGGTTGCAGAGATGGCCAACATTCCACGTAAAAAAGCAAAAGTGATAAATCTGGCAATTATGTACGGCATGGGTGTGAACAAACTGTCGGATCAAATGGATATATCGGTAGACGAAGCAAAAGCTTTGGTCAAACAATACCATAGTCGCGTTCCCTTTGTGAAAGCATTGATGAACGGTGTAATTAGTAGACTAAACGATAAGGCCAGTGCGGGCTCGATCCGCTCTATCTTAGGTAGAAAATGCCGCTTTGACCTTTGGGAGCCGGATAGTTTTGCAATGCACAAGGCTTTGCCCTACCGTGAAGCCATTCAAACCCACGGCGAAACCACCAGATTAAAGAGAGCCTACACATACAAAGCGCTAAATCGTTTAATCCAAGCTTCCGCCGCCGACATGACAAAGAAAGCAATGGTGGATTTATACAAAGCCGGTAAAACGCCTATGGTCCAGATTCACGACGAGATGGCCATGTCTGTTAAATCACGGACCGAAGCCCAAGAAATAGCACAAATCATGGAAAATGCCGTGCCGTTAGTCATACCAAACAAAACGGACATAGAAATTGGCCCTTCTTGGGGAGAAGCGACATAAAAAGCTTGTAACCTTGTATATAATCCTATAAAGTCTTGTATAGAAATACATTGGAGACGAAAATGGATACCGAAAAATGGAAAAGCGTATTGGTTCCGAAAGAAATTTATGATGAGATCAAACAAATTTCAAAAACTGAGGGGAGAACCATTAGTGGTCAGCTTAGACTTGTGTTTGACGTATACAAAAAGAATGTTAAAAAAGATGAACTCTACATGGACCGCGGGTGACGGCTCGTTTAAACGAAAATTAGATCAAGAACTATGTCCCGCTTGCGAGAGCGCTTTGATACGCGTAGAAGACGACGACCCCTACCAACAAAAACGAACCTGTAGCCGCTGTACCTTACAAATTTATGATACTTTAACAGTTCAACCATAAAGTGCTTGACATCTTCTTATAGAATCCCGTACGATACCTTATAGAATATTTTTCTATTTTATTGTCCAAACTTAGCCCCCGTCTCAAGGTATCAACTTAGGCGGGGGTTTTTTTTTGTTTGACTTATGCACATTCGTGGTGTAACTCTTATACATGGACAATAAAGGAGGACAAAATGATAGATTGCCCAGAATGTAACGGTACTGGTACAGAAACCAGAGAACGTTATTTGGCCGGTAAGATCGTCGAGTACTACATCACTTGCAATAACTGCACAGGCAAAAAGCAAATAGAGCCCATGCCAGAGGAAACAACGATGGATAATGTAGAAAAACACCCTCGTGTGCAAATAGCCGAACTTCGCGGCTCACTGACCACGCTCATCAGGTTTGCCGAGTTATTACCAGAAGATGACACCATCGTAATGTGTAACCTAAAATACGCCGCGCAGTTGATTAAAGAAAAGTTTTTAAAGGAGGCGAAGAGTGTATATTGAAATAACAGAGGAAGATTTCGACTTTCTCCATCACACGAGTTGTAAATTAAGTGACGAGTTGATTGACATCTGGCGATTTGAGCATCATTTCGGCAATAGATTTACTAGATATGATATGGAAACTTTAAAAAGTCTTAACAAGTCGATCTATGCTTATTGGATAGATGGTCAAGATAATAATCTACAGGCTTTAGTAGCTTATAAGCTACTAAGTAAACAACACAAATCTGGTTTATTTTGGGATCCAATGCCAATTAATGATAAAGTAAATGACGTGTGGGGTTGGTGTGTAATATCAACACGCCCAAATGAAGGAGCATCTTAAAAATGTATAACGAAGACCGCAAAGAGCTCATGGACGAAGGTTACTTGGAAGCATTAAATGCTTGTAAGCTAATGGTTGAAAAGAAAGTAAACGATTTGCTTAAAAAATGCCAAACGCCATCAGAAAATAATGCTTTGTTAGAAGCTCAAATTGTAATTTTAAACGAATTAGAAAAAGAAATGGACGAACTATGAATATGAAAAAAATGGCAATACAATTCGGAGAGCGCATCGGGGACGACGTGCCAGCCAACCAAATTAAAGTCAAAGGAGGGTGGTTGTTTCACAAACTACCAGACTATCCAAACGAGGTAGACTGCTATGCCCTGCCGCTGGATTACAGCGCAGAACCATGGGATGGCATCGACACAAAGGATAGCCCCTTTGTACCACGCAACGCCGACCGCGTTTCGATAGCGATTGCAAAATTAACCAAAGGATACGATCAATACATAAAGGAAATAAGCTAATGGCCCAACCAAAGAAACATTCACAAACGCTCATTAATCAAGCGCATGAACTGGCGTTCCAAGGCGAACTGACAAATGCTCAAATTGCCAAAAAATTAAATTTATCTAACAATCAACTAACCTACATTATCTATCAATGTAAGCCGACTAAAGAAGTGCAACAGGTGGCTGTTCGCTTGAGACCTGACGTCTATGAGCGTCTTGACAAACACCGTAAAAAGACGCGGATTTCAAAGACCGCTACTGTTGAACAGGCAATCATTGAACATCTTGACAGAGAAGTAAGTGTTCAAACCTTCCATGTCAATAAAACAGAACCCGCGGCCCCCAAACCCAGTCAGTCACTTATCCTCCCCAAAGAAGAAAAAACCATGCTGGCCAAAGCTTTTGACTGGTTGTTGGGAACTTAAAAAATCTAATAAAATCAAAGAACTATGCGGCATTGCTAATGTCGCATACGTCTCAAAAGCGTCGTTTGTATGGTTGCGAATGTCCCATACTGTGTTATACTATATATAATGATCCCGAATGATGGGGCGCCGCTCTTTGACATCAGGCTTTAACTAGCCTCTCATAACTCCTCCGAACAGATGAGCAATCATCGATGACCGGCAAATTTAAAAAAAATGGACAATTAATTTTACATAGAAAAGGTGTTATTATGAATAATGTTAATAAAGATTTTTTTGCAGTTACTTTAGTGGGTGGCGGTAGTTCTTTTTCATGGAACTCTTCTCCCAAAAAAGCAGTTTTTAATGTGGTTCAATCGTTTATAGACGCTTGGTCACGTTTTTATAAAACTGAAGATGCAGAAATTGTCGTTATGGTTTTTGACGTTACGGGTTATACAAGCGTTAACGATAACGGAATGAGCGATAGTAGATTTATTAAAGCTCGCGATGATGACGGCAACAAAAAGACAATTCAAATGGATTATCTTGTTAAAGTAAAAACTCCAAAAAAAGGAACCTTTGTTCCAGAAGACGATGAGCCTTACTACTATTCATCAGCTTTTGAAAAAGAAATGAAAAAAATAATAACAGTTTCTTTTAAAAATAAAGAGTTCTTTAAAAACAAAGAGACCTCGTAACAGTTACGGCTCGTGGGTTGCGTTACACAGATCGCGGCTCACGGGCCGCTTTTTGCTGTTTAAAGTTACATGTTACACTATATAGGTTCAAAATAATAAAAAAAAATAATTAGGTAAATATACCCGTAACCGGTGTAACTGGTGTAACTTGGCAATAATTGTTATAAAAACAAGGTGTCATATTGGTTACATAAAGTGTTACACTACTACAAAGTAAAATGTAACTTTGTTAATGCAAGAAAATGCCTTAAAGGGGCCTGAAGAGTTTTTTTATAAAAATATATTTTGACTGTATATAGGTAATTGGTGTAATAAAAGTTATTGCACTATTATTAACAGGAGGGCTTGATGGGAAAGAAATTAGTTAAAAAGGTTGGGAAGAAGTCGGATCCGGCACCACGACAAAAAGGTAGGCCAAGGGTAACCGTTTCAACTCCTCTTACGCGAAAGCAAGAATTGTTTGTAAAAGAACTTGTTAGTAAGGATGGCCAGATCACCATGAGGGATGCGGCAATCAATGCAGGCTATCCTGCTTCTAGTGCGCACACCAGAGCGTACGAATTAACCAACCCATATATTAGTCCTCATGTTTGTGCGTCCATTAAAAAATTTAGAAACGAACTGGACGAAAAGTTTGGTGTTACATACCAAAGGCACTTGAGAGACCTACAGGTTATTAGAGACCTCTCTATATCTAACGGTGCTTATAGCGCGGCCGTGCAGGCAGAGTATCGGAGGGGACAAGCGCAAGGCGATATATACGTTAGCAAATCTGAGATCCGTACAGGATCTATTGATAGTATGTCTAAGGAAGAAGTGGTAAAGGCTTTGGAAGATCTAAAGCAACAGTATGCACCTATAACAATTGACATAACACCTAATGACAAAACTACCAAAAATACATCGAACAGGGCTAAAGCCAGAAAGCGCGTTCTATCAACAACTGAAGAAAGCGATGAACAGGCTCCACCCGAAGGCCGCCTTAACTAGATTAGAAAGTTGGGCGTCTTTAGGCGTTCCAGATTTACTGATTTGTGATCCACGCGGTTCGTTCCACATGGTTGAACTAAAATATATTACTGGCTACGCTGTCAGTCTGCGACCGCATCAAGTTTCTTGGCTGTCCAAACACGCTAACAGTTCTTCTTGGGTACTAGTGAAGCAACAGAAAAAATCAGAAGATAAATCCAAATTGTTTTTGTTCCATGCAAGGGATGCAATCCAATTAAAAATGGAAGGTCTGAAGGCCGTCGAGCCCGTATACTGGTGCGAGCAAACTTTTGATTGGACTAAGGTATTTGAAAAGATTTTTGATTAGTTCTTGCGTTTATAGAATTTTCAGCATAAGATCCCATACATGGACAATGAAAAGGAACAAACTATGACTGATAATAAAATGGGAAACGTAATTGGTGCGATGGAGATAAAGGTAAACGATATGTTTATGACGCCTGAAAGCACCCAAGATTTATTTGGACACCCGATGTTTAAGGGTAATCCAGATTGTATAACGGCGGCAATGATGACTTGGAACTTAATTGCTTCAAAGCAGAAATCTAACAGTAAAGAAATTGCTGAAATAGAAGACGACCCTAGTCCATTAAAAGCGATGGAAGACGGGATTAATGATGCAATCGAAGTTGGAGAAATGAGCAAATGGCATCCAAATATTAAGATTTATCGGAGCGCTTATGACTTTGGAATGGAGATATTTAAAGAACAAATGAAAAGCGAAGGAAAAGAAATTGTTAATAGAATGGAAAATATTGTTTGCTTAGATTGTCATAATACCGAAGGAGGCGATCAGCCTTGGGGTAATTTTGATCGTGATGATAGTACTAAGTTATATTCTTGCAATAAATGTAAAAGTAAAAATATCGGTTTTGTAACTGATATAAAGTTTGATGAGGATGCTGATGATTGGATTGAGGAAGAATACCGCGAGCAATTGAGTTCGGAGGTGGAGGTATGACTAATGTAAAAGTTCTTTCAGGGGATGATCTAACAAACTTAATACATTCTACTGTTAAAGCATGGGCGGAGGAGGAAGCACATACAAACGCTGACAATGATCGTCATGCTGATGACAGATATGTACCTTTTTTAGACGATGCTGATGACAGATATTTTGAAATGATGAATCAATTAAGTGAGGAGTGTTTTGAGAACAGGCATAACTACCATAAAAAGGAGGCAGAGTGATTGTTTATTTTTGAACTAATAGCGCGGTTGTTATATGGTAAAGACTATCAGAAACATTTAGAAAAGCCGCCAAAACGGCGGCCACAAAAAAG